ATTATGCATTTACATAGCAGTCAAGGTGTAGTATAATGTGGGGAAATGAAGATATAAAGTATATGATATTTACGTTGTTTGCTTTTGTATTCTTTGTAGGATATGTGAGTTTAGCATGAAAATAAAAAAGATAAATCCTATTGCCAAAGTATTAATGCTTTTTAATAAGCAGGTAGTACAAAATAAAAAAGGCAAAGGTTCATACAAAAGAAAGGAACGAAATGAAAAATCTAGAACCAAGTAAACCTAACAGGAAAAAGTTTGATATGGACTTGAAGTATGGTAAGGTGAGAGAAAAACTTGTAGCAGATATGTTGCAGGATAAAAAGATTGAAGTCAAATCTGAAAGAGATGTATGGCAGAAGACAGGTAACATTGCCATAGAGTATCAGTCATATGGAAAGCCTAGTGGTATCCAAACTACTGAAGCAGATTATTGGTTTCATAATTTATGTATAGGCAAGGAAGTGTTCTGTACTTTAGTCTTTGATATTAATAGTTTACGTAAGATTATTGAGAACTTAGATTATAAAAAGAGTGTGTCAGGTGGTGACCATAATGCAAGTAGAATGTATCTACTAAATTTGCAAAAGTTATTTTCATCTGATGTAATTAAAACATTTAAAGGAGAATAAAATGAGTGAAGAAAAAACTAAATATGTACCTGATAATAGACAGACAATGATAAGTAATTTAAAAACTTATTATGTAGGTATGATGGCAAAGCATAAGGCTAATGTAACTGTGTATCTTAATAATCCTGTAGGTATTGGGGAGCATAATGATATTATAGAATCTATTGACAAGGAACTAGAGAGTTTAGCAAGTGCATGGGATAAACATGAGATACTAAATAAATTCTTTGATGAGAAAAATAAGTCAGTATATTTGTAATTATCTTTACAGAATTAAGGATATATGATATGATTAAAAAAGTTTTGAAGGATAAGAAGTATAGACTACTACGAAAGTGGGAGGTTACAGTAGTAGAAATAAATAGAAATACTTATGTTGTAAGTGCTAACAATAGATGGGAAGCAATGGACAACATGGAGTCAATGGAGAAGCCTACCTTTACAGAGAGTATAGATTCTGTTGTTGAGGTAGTAAAGAAAATTAATTATTCATAGGTGGATTATGGAAGAAAGGTATGATGATTACATGGCTAGAAAAGTAAGAGAAGCACAGGCTAATGAACAGTCTGATAATAAAGAGATGAACTTTATTCAATATGGAAAGGATGAACATGAAGTATATCTTGCACCTCATCTAGTAGATAAATTATCTACAGAAGAGGACATGGTAAATCATCCTACTCACTACAACAAATCAGGTATTGAATGTATTGATGCAATACAATCAATGACTGATGAAGGCTTTGAGTATTATCTACAAGGTAACATTATGAAATATCTGTGGAGATATAGATATAAGAATGGTGTTGAAGACTTGAAGAAAGCAGAGTGGTACTTACATAAACTAATAAAGATAAGAGATGGTCATGGCTAATCTTTGGGATAACGACAGAAAAAAATTGTATAAAGAAATTTATGAAGAACTAATTCAAGAAGGTTATACACCACAGGAAGCAAGGAAATATGCTAAACATGAGGTGGCAGACAAGATTGATAGTGACACAGATTTTATAAATGGTATAATAAAACAGGAGTATGGAGATGAGTGAACAAAGAAATGAGTTTAGTGGTTTCGTAGATGGCGAACACATTGAGTGTGTTATATCTTATGATGACAGTAGAGACTTATATGAATGTATAGTTGCACATGATGGCAAGATAGATAATAAGTTTTATTCTATAAAGAGAAGTGCAATGGAAACTATAGCAAAGGTGCTAACAAAATGGAAGGAATGATATGAGTGAATCAAAGGTAATAAAGAAAGGTAGTTGTGACAGGTGTGGTTCATCTGATGCAAATGTATTATATGAAGGTGGAACTAAGTTTTGTTTTTCATGTAGAACTTATTCAAAAGGAGAAGATATGGAACAAGTACAGAAGCCTATATCTATAAATAGTAATCATCAAAATTTTAGTAGTGGAGTTGTAGATGGTATCCCTGATAGAGCAATCAAGAAAGAGACTGCAAACTTTTTTAATGTCCAAGTATTACACGATAGAGATAACAATGTGGTTAAGCATATATATCCTTATTACGACATTAATAATAGTCACGTAGGAAATAAGATTAGACTTGTATCTAATAAAGGTTTCTCTTCAGAAGGTAACTTACCTAAAGCAATTATGTTTGGGCAGAATAAGTTTCCTCAAGGTGGTAAGTATCTTACTATATGTGAAGGTGAGATAGATGCAATGTCTGCCTATGAATTACAGGGTTCAAGATGGGCAACTGTTTCAATCAAGAATGGTTGTCAGTCTGCACTCAAAGATATTAAGTCAAACTATGACTACATAAATAAGTTTGATAAAGTAGTATTATGTTTTGATAATGATGAGCATGGTAAAAAAGCAGCTATCAAGGTTGCTCAAATATTTGAACCTAATAAATGTCTTATCATGGACATGAGATACAAGGATGCTAATGAGTATCTTTTAAAAGGTAAGAAGCAAGAGTTTACTCAAGACTTTTGGAACGCAAAGCCTTATACACCTGCAGGTATACACAACCTTGCAGATATTTCCTCTAGAATATATGCAGAGGATGATACTGAAACTTGTTTATATCCTTATGATGGATTGAATGAGAAACTTTATGGTATCAGGACAGGAGAACTTGTTACGTTTACTGCAGGTACAGGAGCAGGTAAGTCATCTATGATGAGAGAATTAATGCATCACTTACTTACTAATACAGAACATAACATAGGTGTATTCTCTCTTGAAGAAAATATTACTAGGACTATGTTACATATCATGTCAGTAGAAGCAAGTGACAGATTGTATATTAAGGAAGTACAGAAGAACTATACACTAGAGCAGTTACAAGAGTTTGAGAAAAAGACTATAGGTACAAGAAGGTTCTATGGCTTTGACCACTTTGGTAGTATTACTACTGATGAGATACTTAACAGAGTAAGATATATGGTCAAGGCATTAGACTGTAAGTACATTATTATTGACCACCTATCCATACTTGTTTCAGGTATTGAAGGTGAAGATGAGAGAAGAAACATTGACCAACTGATGACCAAGTTACGTTCACTAGTAGAGGAAACAAGATGTGCAATGTTACTTGTGTCTCACTTGAGAAGAGCAAGTGGAGATAAAGGACAGGAGCAAGGTAAGGAAGTATCCTTATCAATGCTTAGAGGTTCACACTCTATTGCTCAAATATCAGATGCAGTTATTGCTCTAGAGAGAGACCAACAAGCAGAAGACCCTACACTAGCGAATACAACTACTGTCAGGGTACTAAAGAATAGATACGCAGGTGAGACAGGAGTCTCTGCTTACCTACTGTATGACAAAGATTCAGGAAGATTAAAAGAGATTGAGAATCCTCTTGAGTCAGACAACCAATCAGATGTAGAGGACTTTTTATGAGAAAATTTGTAGTAGATATTGAGACTGATGACATTAAAGCAACTGTCATTCATTGTATTGTTGCCAAAGATATAGACAAAGGAGATGTTTTATCTTGGTATGGTGATACTCTGAAAGACTTTGCTAAGTGGTGTGAATCTGTAGATATATTTATTATGCACAATGGAATATCTTTTGATGCACCTATACTTAATAGGTTGACAGGTAGTAAGATAAAACTATCACAAGTAAGAGATACACTTATCCTTTCACAACTCTCTGACCCTGTGCTAGAAGGTGGTCATTCACTCAAGGCATGGGGAGAGAGATTGGGATTTGGAAAGCTAGACTATAAAGACTTCTCTCATTTCAATGAAGAGATGTTAGAGTATTGTATTAAAGATGTTGAGTTGACATATAAATTATATATGCATTTACTACCTACACTAAAGAAATATTCTAAGAAGAGTATGCTTCTTGAACACCAAGTTAGAGCAATAGTAAACAAGCAGGAAGAGAATGGTTTCAAGTTAGATATAGAACAAGCAGATAAATTATGTTCAAAGCTTGAAGAAGAAGCAGACAAGATAGAAAAAGATTTACAAGAAATATTCCCACCTATTACTACTGAAAGATATTCAGAGAAGACAGGTAAGAAACTAAGTGATAGTGTGGAAGAGTTCAATCCTAACTCTAGACAACAAATCTCAAAGAGATTAATAGAGAAAGGTTGGAAACCTGAGAACCTTACACCTACAGGGCATCCTATTGTTGATGAAGGAACATTAAAAAGAATTAAAAATATTCCTGAAGCACTACAGATTGCTCATTATCTTCTATTGCAGAAGAGAGTTTCTCAGATTAAGTCTTGGATAAACGTAGTCCAAGAAGATGGCAAGGTGCATGGTAGAGTTATGACACTAAAAGCAATTAGTGGAAGAATGGCACACAACTCTCCAAACATGGCTCAAGTTCCTGCTTCCTATTCTCCCTATGGTAAGGAATGTAGGTCAGTTTGGATACCTACCAATAGTAAATATATATTACTAGGTTGTGATGCATCTAGTCTAGAACTTCGTTGCCTTGCTCATTACATGGGCGATTCCAAGTTTACAAAGGAAGTAGTTGAAGGTGACATACATACTGCCAATCAGAAGGCTGCAGGTCTGAAGACTAGAGACCAAGCAAAGACTTTTATCTATGCTTTAATATATGGAGCAGGTCCTGATAAGATAGGACAGATAGTTGGTGGTGGTAAGACTGAAGGTAAGAAGATTATTAATAAGTTCATGTCCAATATGCCATCTCTTAAAACCTTGCGTGATAAGGTTGACAGAGTTGCAAAGAAAGGACAGATAAGAGCTATTGATGGTAGACTACTAAAGGTCAGACAGTTTCATGCTTCAATGAACCTACTCTTGCAAGGAGCAGGTGCAATCATTTGTAAGGAATGGTTACGACAAATAACTTTCAAGGTGCAACAGGGATATGATTATAGACTTGTTGCATCTATCCATGACGAATACCAATTTGAAGTTCGCAGAGACCAAGCAGAAAGGTTTGGTGATATGACTCAACAGGCAATGAAACTTGTAGAGAAAGAACTGAATGTTCAATGTCCTTTGGATAGTGAATATAAAATTGGAAAAAATTGGTATGAAACACATTAAGGTGTTGACATACTAATTATTATATAGTATAATTCGTTATATTTTAATAGCAACTAAGTTTGCACTAACAAAACTAAGGAGAAAAATAATGCCAGTATTAAATGGTAAAGCCTATTGGGCATCAATATCTAATCCAAACACTACATTCGAGCCTGTTTGGAGTATCGACTTAGCTGTTGATTCAGCTAATAAAAAGAGGGCAATCGAGTCAGGTCTTGCAGTTAAGAACAAGGATGACGAGAGAGGAGACTTCATTACCTTTAAAAGAAAGGTTACTTCTAAGAATGGTAATGCTAATAATCCACCTTCTTTAAAAGACTCTGAAAAGAGAGACATAAAGGGAACATTAGTAGGCAATGGTTCTGATGTTAATGTTCTTTTTAAGACGTATGAATGGAACTATGCAGGTAAGAATGGCATTGGAGCAGACCTTCAGGCAGTCCAAGTCATTAACCTTGTAGAGTATTCAGAAGGTGAGGACTTTGATGTTGTACCTGATGGGTATAAGTCAGGTGATGACCTTGACTCTGATGAGATTCCTTTCTAAATAAATTAAGCTTAATGCTGAAGTGGGTTGTGGTTGGTGGGATTTTTATAAAGGAATGTTATGAGTAAAAAAGTAGATACTTTAGTTCAAGATATATATAGAACTATTGATGAAGGTTTGGACAAGCGAACAACTGATAAAGAGTTTCTTCATACCTTCAATAAAAGTATCATGGAGTCTATTAATAAGTTTCTATTTGAAAAGAGAGATGATGTAAAGACATTACGTCTCTCTCAAATAGGAAGACCTGATAGACAACTATGGTATGATATTAAATCAGATATAGAATCTAAAAAGATTGACGCAAAAACTAAGATAAAGTTTTTATATGGAGAAATCCTTGAGTCTCTTCTTATTCTTTTGGCAGAAGCTTCAGGACATGAGGTATCTGAAATGCAGAAGATGGAAGAAGTAGATGGAGTCAAAGGTCATAAAGATTGTAGAATAGATGGCACTCTAGTAGATATAAAGAGTGCGTCATCTTATAGCTTCAAGAAGTTTAAGGATGGTTCTCTAATTACCAATGACCCTTTTGGTTATATATCACAGATAAGTGCATACGCAGAGAGTGCAGGTGATGACTCTGCAGGTTTTGTTGCAGTAGATAAATCTACAGGAGAACTTGCATATATGCCTGTCGAAAGTATACATATGATAAATGCTTCAGATAGAGTGAAACATTTAAAGAATGTAGTTAAGTCTTCTTCTCCACCACCTAAGTGTTATCCTGATGAACCTGATGGTAAGTCAGGTAATATGAAACTTGCAATAGGTTGTGTGTTCTGTGGATATAAGGAACATTGTTGGTCTGATGCTAATCAAGGCAGAGGATTAAGAAAGTTTAAATACTCTACAGGAATACGTAACCTAACACAGGTTCATAAAACACCTGATGTAGAAGAAGTTACAAATGCCTTCGCATAAATTTCGTTCCAATTCAGAGTATAATACTTATTGCTTTCTGAAGGAAAATAAGGTATCATTCAAATATGAAAAGCTAACTATAAAGTATGAGTGGTTAGAGTCCAAAAAGTATATACCTGATTTTGTTTTAGACAATGGGATTATCCTTGAAGTAAAAGGAAGATTCGTATTAGAGGACAGAAAGAAACATCTGTTTGTAAGAAAGCAGTGTCCTCATTACGACATTCGTTTTGTATTTGATAATCCTAACAGGAAGCTATACAAAAATGGAAGGATGACTTATGCAACATGGTGTGAGAAACATGGGTTTAAATATTGTAAAGCTAGTAGTGGGATACCTAAAAGTTGGATAACAAAATAAAAACAAATGTAAATTTTGTTGTTGAGGAAGAAGTCTTTAAAGAGAGAAGTACTCCTGAACAGACAATGTATATGTGTGTAATACTACAGGCTTTACTAGACGCAACTAAACCTACATATAGAGATGAACCTGAAACATCTGTACTTGAAAGAGACAGGGCAAAGGCTTGGTTCTTTGCTTCTGTAGGTGTTACATCAGAAGACTTTAAGATGGTGTGTGACTATGCTAATATAGATTATAATTATATGAGAGAGTTTGCA